GATACTACTAAAGTATCACCTTGTGGAAGAGGCGCTGATGCTCCTTGAAGGAAGATACGTCCTTCTTGATTATTAATACTGTAATCAGTATTGGCTACTAGAAGGATAGGAGCCTGATTATGAATCCATGTTACTGTTACGTTCCATACATTGAAATCTGTCAGATCGTAGGTGGACACCATTCCTGTACCCAAAAAGGTATCTGAGAATGGTGCCCCTGTATCTCCCAGCTCAATGCGGACTCTACTGATGATGTCCTGAGTAGTGAAGCCCATAGCTGGAACCTACTTACTGTTGTGTGAGTGTGATATTAGCTATCGGAATAGTAATAGATTGATTCTGTGGAGCTAGCACTGGAATATCCCACTGCCATGTAGCAATTACTTCTCCCGCTGTACCAGAGGCAACATTGACAAGAGCGCCATATGTTGTAGTGGTTCCGGAACCTGCTGATCCTGTAAATGGTCCGAAGGTCAGAAGATTGGAATTCTGAATCTGACTGGTTCCATTATTAGGAGTAGTGGAGACTGAGAATGTGGCTACCTGTCGTGCGTATCCTGTAGCAGCAAGTTCAACCAATTCAGATAACTGAGGATTGGTTGGGACTGCTGAAGTAGTCGTAGGATCTGCTGTAAGAAGCATGACATAAGCAGTTGCAGGAGGAGTCCAACCACCTAGTGAAGTACCTGTAATCCAGTTAAGCACGGCACGGTCTGTTGCGTCGGTTAGGTTACCTGACATATTGAATCCTTATCTTAGCGGTAGCCACCAGTCCATAGGAGGCCCTTACTGTCTAGGTGTCTCGCCAAATCAAGAGGCACAGTGTACTTGCGTCCCTCTTCAAAGTTGTAATGCTGTCCGGCACCGAAGGTTACAGACTCAAGAGTAGTGTTGGGGATGATAGTACGAGTAGGAGCCTCTAGCTCAATCTCTTCTGGCTCACGCTGATAAAGTTCATCCTCTACTACACGGGTAAGGGGACCATCTGAGTAATCAATAGGAACTGAATTCTCTTCAGCTTCAACCTCAGCCATCATGGAAATCTCTTGTGCGCGCTTCTTAAGCTCTGCCTGGTTTTCCTTCTGAAGACGCTCAGTCTCAATACCTGTCAAGTCTCCTGCACGCTTACGTGGTGGCATTCTATTCTCCTAGTTTGTGTCACGTTTATTAATATTAAATAAAGAAAACCCTGCCCATAACAGGCAGGGCTCCCTTGTGTTAAAGCTTAGATCTTAGTTAGTGCTTGCAACAACAACAGAGATATCGGTGATTAGCCCTAGTCCCCAGATCGCGTACCAAGCAAGTGCGTGCTCACGCCCGAAGTCCAAAATTCCACCGTCTCTTAGTTCAACAGGAAGTGAAATAGCGTGTCCGAATGCATTGTCACCAATGAAGATGGAGTCATAACGGTTAGCTGCACCATTACCAGTTGTTACACCATTGGTTGTGGTATCAGTTGTCCAACCTGCACCAGCTCCACCAACAACGTTACGAACCTGAGTAGTTTCGATAAATACTACATCGTTTAGGCGGCCAATTTCTCCAAGCATGAAATTACCTGGAGCGGCGTACTTAGTCATTTCGATAAACTGTGGGTCATTACGTAGCCATCTTGACTGGTGTGGGTGTACGAAGCATACATATGTCTCACCAAGTCTTGGCACATTCTTTGTTGCCAGAGTTTCAACAGCGTCGAATACAACCTGAGAAGTAAGGTTGAAGTCACCAGTCATAGAAACATTGGATGTTCCAGGAGTTCCTACATTGTAGAATACCTGGTTGTTGATTGCACCGGAATCCTTCTGGTATCCGAATAGCTGAGAGGATGCCTGTAGAAGAGTGTTTCGCGCAGAGATGTCTAGGTATGTGGCCATGTTGCGTCCAAGTAGACGAGAGGCAGAAGCCATAACATCATCAAAGGATGCGTTAAGTAGAAGCTCGGATACAGCAACAGCGAATCCCTGTTCTGCAACAGTAATGGAGAACTGAGAAGCTGTTAGTGGAGCAGTCTGCATACGGATACCTTCAACAAGCTGGGAAGCCTGTCCAAGGTTGTTGTATCTCATAAAGTTAATTGTCAAACCAGGTGTAACTCCAAGCTCTGTCTTCTTTACTGCGAATTGTTCGAAACGCAGGATAGGCATTGCCTGGAAAAGAATTTCTTTTGACCAGATAGTTTGAATAGCAGGAGAAAGAGCAGAGCTTCCACCTGGGTAAGATGTTGGAGCACCAGAGATATTAGGTGTGCCCGTAATTGCTGAACCAGCCATATTTAGTCCTTATCGATTATATGGGTTCGGGCACTAGCCGTACCCAGTGTATTTACTTAGCCGAACAGGCCACGGTTGAGGGATGCATCCTTACCAGCCAGTCCAGATTCCTGACGGAACTTGGCATACTCAGCCATAGACATGTTATTAATGTCCTGAGGTGTGTATGTCTTTGATCCCATAGATCCTTCAATTGGACCCAGAGGAGGATAACCTGTAGTAGATACGCCTCTTGGTTGTGCCACCTGCTGTTGTCTTGCCGCAGCCACTTCATCAGCAATGGACTGAGTAGCAGCCTTTGCTTGTGCTATAGCGTTATCGATCTGTTCCTTAGTTTCACCAGTAATGAAGTTATGGAACTGCGGAGCAATTTCTTCAGCATTTTGTGTGATAAGAGAATTTCTGTATTCTACAAGTTCATTATATGCTCTTTCCTTGGCAAGAAGTGCACGCTCACTGTCTCGCTCCTCTTGGAGCTTGGTGAAGCGATTCTCCCAAGTATCATTAGTCTCCTTCAGCTTGGCTTCAAGAAGCTGCTTTGCAGACATCTCTTCTTCCTTCTTAGCCTGAAGAGCCGTTTCCTTTTCCTGCTGCTTACGCGCGACTTCTGCAAGTTCCTGTGCTCTCTGCTCCTCAATGGTCTTGAGAGACTTCTGAGCTTCTGCCCACTGATCTTTCAAAGACTTGATATCAGAGTAGAGCTTGTCCTTCTCTTCCTGACGTACTCTTGCTAGATCTGCTTCGGTGAATGTACGCTCACCAGTAGCTCCGTGTGCAAAAGAAGATGGGGAAGGGTTTGGACTCTGCGCGCCATTGTCGCTTGGAGACTCAATTGTTGCCGCCAAACCTGGCTGTACTGGAACTGTCATTTTTCTATCTCCTGAGTTTTAACTAGCCGTTTTCCGAATATGTCCCGAATTACTATACTTAACGTTATTCTAATTGTCGTCTGTAGGTAGCTGGCGTGAACCTAGCTTGGTACCGTATGCGTTGTTAACCATTTCTCTTAGAGCATTCATAGAACCTGCTCCATCCAATGCCTGTAGGTTCGGAGTCTGATCGATCTTGTCCGGACCATTATTTGTAGGCTTAGGATTTCCTTCTGCATCTGTAGCAGGAACTGCGTTAGGATCTGCAACAGAGCCGTCTTCAGTAGGAAGAAGACCTGTAGTTCCTAGAGCAATGGCATCAATCTGTGTTCTCAGCATACGTAGAGCACCATCACGAATTGCATCTTCATGTAGTTCGTCGTAGATTTCCTGAAGCTTGTCATCTGGGAACTGTTCTCCCAAGTCCTTCAAGGCCCCTCTACGGCTTTCTAGATCCAAGTTCATCATGGCTGCGATCTCATTCAGCTTTACAAGCTTGTCAATTGGAAGTGGTGATGGCCAATCGATATCACTGAAGTAGACCAGTGGATCATTAGGATCAATCATTAATGGCTGACCCTCTTGAATAATTCCTTCTGTGTCAGGATTATACAGTAGTGCCTCAGGTTCAAAAATAAATAGAGTTCTAAGTGCTAACTCATTTACCTTTTGTAGTCCCTTACCATATTGTATCTTCTTTAATTCAAACTTTTGCATTAGAGGCAAGAATTGCATAGCAAGAGCTACACCAGAAGTGTTTGAAATAGGTTGGGTCTGTCCCAAGGCTGCTTCTGGTACACCAGTCATTTCATGCATGGCTACCTTAAGCATATTCAGTGCATCAAGTGGTCCTTCTAATTCAACCCCATTTTCAAGATTGTGAATAGTCACATCTTTATTTCCAATGGACCAAACTCGATTCGTACCCTTCTCAAGCTGACTTGGCTTTGCACCAATAACAACTGTGATAGGAGCAGCGTGATAATTCACGATATCTGCAATGTCAGTAGCAGTTTCGTTGTACTGACGATTGAGAGTAATTAGATCCTGTACATCGCTCATACCCCAAGGGGAGCCTGATGCAGGATGGTTTGCTATATGTACGATAGGAATAACTCCTAGTACATTAGGACGCTCATCGATAAGTTCATCATTTACATATTCGCGAATGACATCAGAACGAATCAATTCAGTATAAGTATATACGCTTCTTGTACCTTCTGTATTTGTTCCCCAGAAACGGTACTTAAGCTTGAACTCCAGAAGTCTGTCACGATCATGTGGATGCCATGTTGGGAAGCAGTAAGCAGAATTCAGTGGAAGGATACGCACTCTTCCTGGATGGAAGTTACCTGCATCATCAGTCCACTCGGATTCGTAGGCTACCTTCAAAAAACAGTCTCCAGAGACACCACCCTGCTGACCCATTTCCCAAGTAACGGCCTTCATATTATTGTCCTGCTGCCAAATTCTCTTCAGCAGAGCAGGAATAATGTGATCGTATTCCTTGATGGTGTCAAAGGCGATGCCTCTGGAGAAACAGAAGTTATTGATATAGTCAGCGAATGCCTTGATGTAATTGAAAGTAAGTTGTGGGTCACCAAACTCACGACGGGTTCCCCAGTGATGTCCAAGATACCAAGCCCAGTACTCTGCATACCTATTGAGTCTAGGTCCATGCATTTCAAATTCTTCATCGGAAAGCTCTACTAAACCTAGTGGTGATACTGCTATCGCTAGGTCTGATGCTGCGGCTCTCATTGATGGAGAGTAGAAACTCATTGACATGGGCTATTCTCAATTCTTCGAATTAGTATCTCTTGATCTATAGATTACCACATTTAGTTGAACTCTATAGTAAACGTACAACTAGCACTAGCAATAGCACTTACAGGAGTAGTTCCGATAACTCCACTAGATGGCTCTGCCTCTATAGTGTGGTTACGAAAAGAACGAGTCTGTCCAGCTAATACTGGATAGTTATTGTCCGCAGAAGCTACTGCTACTGTCCCATCAAGTCTTACCCAAAGAACTGCGGAGGCAGAAGTATTAGTCAATGTGATTGTGTTGTAGTAAGCAGTATTAGAAAAGTCTGCCGCTGTAGTAGTAGCTGTATCAGAATGAACACGTACTGAAAGTGACATAGTAGTTCCTTAGGAAGCGTAAACAGTAAATGGAATAGCAGTATCAGATATCAATAGGACACTAGTTCCGTTAACGCTTCTGGTAATAGGTTCCTGAGAAAGAATTCCATTAGGGAAGGTAACTGCCTGTCCTGGAAGAACTGGATAGTTGTCATCAGAAGCAGACGGAGTACCAGAGTTGAATACTACTGGAGTGACTCCATCAGTTCTTAACCAGATGGTTCCTGTAGTTCCTCTGTGGATGACAGTGATATTGGCAAAGTACTGAGGAAAATTGACAGGATAAACCGTATTTATTGTCAGCGTATCGGAATGCGCTCTACTTGCAGCCATTGGTTTCCTATCTCATATTAACGACAGAGGTCGTTTGGTCTACTGGATACTTTACTTGTATATCATTTCTTGTTGGCAATTCTCCTCCACTGTATCCAAGTCTGTTCATGAACTGGTTTCGTTCTTGAATATCCGCAGAGTTCTGACCGGGAACAGGAGTAAACATATAGTCACCACGATTCCCGGTCAGTTCTGAATAAGCGTCGGTACGTCTGTCTCGAAATACCGTCATGTTATTCCTTAGCCTAGAACTGGAGAAGTTCCGGCACTGGTTGCTAGAGTAAGTGCAACACCAGCAGTAGAGGCTGCGGCAATTGTACTAATAGCTGTGGTTGCAGCAGAGAATGCTGGAACAGCAGATGGATCAGTAGCTAGAGGAGTTGTAGTTGTCAGTTCTGGACGTGGCTGACGGTTGCGAATATAAGTAGTCGCACCAACAGGGCAGGAAACAGAATCAACACCAGTAGTTACAGCAGTACCAGTTGTAGAAACGAATACGGGTCCTGCTGCTGCACCTGGAACGGTAACAGCTACATATGGAGCCCAAGAAGTCAGAGTTGTAGTGGCTGCGGAAGTTGCCACAGTCACAGTTGTTGCGTAAACAGCCATTGTTTAATCCAATCGATAATTACTTGGTGGCTGCATTATCCACTGCATCAGCAGCGACATTAACAACCTTGTCAGCTACGTTCACGTCAGAACGTAGAGTGTCAGCAACTGCCTCTACCTTTACGGCAGCAGCATGAATATCAGAGGCAACAGCAGTCTTAACAATGTCCTCAACAGGAGCCTGCTGAACACGCTGGAATACAGCTTCTAGGTGTGTAAGAAGAGTATGAAGGTCACCCTCCACCTTGTTCTTCACATCGACTAGCTTTGCCTCTACGTCAGTAAATACACTCATATTATGTCCTTAGTTTCTCGCTACTGATGCATTGGCCCAGTAGACTACTTCTTCCAGATGGGTTATTGCCAGAGACTTCTCTCTGCTTTCAGGTAACAGATCATTCAGCCATAAAGCATACACTCTTGCACGATCACGAATATCTTCAAACTGAATCGCGGTCAATGGTGTAGCAGCATGAAAAGTAAACCTGTTATTTAGATCTTGGATGTCCATATAGTGTTCCTAATAAAGTTGTGTTAATCGTTGACAATAGCTCCATGAAGTCTTTCGTAGCGTCCACCAGAACGGGTGACCTCTTCGAAACGACGAGTAGCATTAGCATCTACGTTAACTCCGTGCATGAATTCTCCAGTCATACCAACGGAGTCAATCCATGCGGCAGAACCTACATGAGCACGAGCACGCATTGTCTCAGCAGCAGGCTTCTCAAATACATTCGCGTTGTGGTTAGGACGACCAGGAGCGGTACGGTAACCCTGCATAGCACCTAGCTGGAAATCACTAGGAACATCGGTATCAG